TTCAAGGCTTCGAACACCTTGTACCCGATGGCGAGCGTCTTCGGGCGGTAGCCGGTCGCATCGAAGATCGTGACGCGGCCCGTCTGGATGTCGATCAACGGATCCGACGACGTGAGGTTCCAGCGGTCGCCGCCCGCGAGGGCGGTGGTCTGGGTGACCACGGCGGTGTTCAGGACGAGATCCGTCACCCGCTTCTCGCGGTTGTTCAGGACCATGTCCGTCACGATTTCCGTCGTGTCGACGTCGAGGTCGAGCGGCGCGGCCGCGTTCTTGCGCTCCTCGTCGTCAATCTCACCTTCGAGGCCGTACTGCTCGGCCAGGTAGGTGTCGGTCGACACGTCCCAGTCGATCCGGTTGTACTCGGACCGTGGAGCGCGCTTCGAATCGGGCGCGTCGAACCGCGACCGATCGTAGACCCAGTACGCCGCTGATTCCTTGGCAACCGGAACAGGCGGCAGCACCGCGTCGGCCAGATAGCCGTCCGGTGCCGGCTGGAACTGGACGCTGACGTTCGTCAGCAGCTGGTCAAATTTGACGCGAGAAATCAGAGGCATCGTGAACGCTCACTGCAACAACGATGTTGTGACGGTAGCCCCCGCGCATGTGCCCTACGGGCAGAACGTGTGCTGCGCGTGCCCGCCGTCGCTTATTAGGCGCCGAGGTCGTACTTCTCGAGGATCACTTCGATGACGTCGCCCGCAGCCGTGCTCGGCTCCATGGCGATCGCACCGACGTGGTCCTTGTCGGTCGACGCGGCGATGCCGCGCCCGATGGCGTTCGGCTTCAGCGGCAGACCCACGGTGATTGCCGTGCCGGAGCCGTCCACCTGCAACTTGCTGGTGCCGCTGAGGCGCACGACCGCGCCCTTGCCAGCCGCATCCGGCTTGTTCTGCAGGATTCCGATGGACCGCGTGCCAATGGTGGCCAGACCCACGCGGCCTTGCACTCCGCCCGCCGGGCCGGCGACACCCTTCACGAAACGGAATTGATTGCTGGACAAGTCAGCGTTGGCTTCCCACGTCTTGTCCATACCTGGCGTTGAAACGCGCATCGGAACTCCTCCAGAGAAAAATGCGGGCGACAAAAAAAGGGCGACCTGCAGACGCGACCCTTAGTCGCATCAGCAGGACGCCCTTGTCCCGCCGCCCATTGTGCCTCCATTGTCGGCATCCCTGCCGGCTGGCTCGTGGGCAACGAACCAGCTTCGTCACCGTTGGATGCGGTGACTACATGGAGAACGCTTGAAAATTTACGCCGAAACCTTCTGGTCGTCGGCCGCGAACGATTCGCGGTACGTCTCTGCCAGCTCCGGGTGCTCCGCGCTGACCTTGACGATGGCGTCGCGCAGCGAAATGCGTTCGGCCTTGGCCATGGTCGTCGCGAGCGTCAGGAGCTCGTTGCTCGGCTGCTGTTCGCCGTCCGTGGGCGCGTTGCCACCGTGCCCGACTTCGTCGTCGAGCTTGATGACCGACGTCTGGGCCGCTGCCCAGCTCTTGAACGCGGTCAAATCGACGGCGTCCTTGAAGAAGCCCTCTGCCCACGACCGCATCGGCCGCGTCAGCTTGCCCTCGCGGGACAGCCGGTCGAGCGTCAGCTTGACCTCGGTGTCGCGCGCCGTCTTTTGGTTGGCGAGCGCTGCCGTCGACAAACTGGCGACCTGACTGGACAGGTTCGTCACCTGCTCCTTCAGACCCTCGACTTCGGTCTTTTGCACGACGACCGCACCATCCGGGACGATCGTGATGCCAGCTTTCTGCAACTGCTCGGCGGTCACTTCGATCTCGCCGGTATTGGTGGACAACTTGAACGTCTGGCTCATCGACATCCCCTTTTGCAAAATCGCCTGCGCGACTGCCACACCAACAATCCCAGCGAGTGCCTTCTTGGCCTCTTTCTCGGCGTGTTCGGCTTGCAGCTCTTCAGGCGTTTTTACCGCGGCGTTTGGATCGCCAGCAACGGCGGGCGTTGCGGGCTTGTTCGGGTCAACGGGTGGCTTCGGTTCGCCCGGCTTCGGATCTCCAGCCGGCGTATCAGCCTCGTTCT